AGAAGTCATAAAAAGTTCGTATCAGGCAGGGCTGATCCCGGTATCGGAATATCCTGATTTTTGGACTAACCTTGACGACTATTTGGAACACGAGTTTATTCCGCAGGGGATGCCGTGGATTGACCCGCAGAAAGAGGCCAATGCCAAAAAGATCGGCATAGAATCAATGACGCTGACCCGAAAAGACCTTGCGGCGAGCGAGGGTAAGGATTGGAAAGAGCAGCTGAAACAGCTGGCTGCGGAAAAACAGATGATGGAAGAACTGGGCTTGGAATATCCGGTAATGAAAACAACGAAAGGAGCTGATACAGATGCCACAAAAGAAGATAACGGCGGAACAGGCGGCGACAGCCCCAAGAATGAGGGGAGCGACACTGATTGATTTTAACGCCGAAAACAGGAGTGCAAGGCTATCTTTTGCCTCTGAAACACCAGTAAGAGACTATTGGTACGGTAAGGAAATACTGCGTGTGAATGACACTGCTATGGGCAGTGAACGGTTTAAAGCCGGAGTTATGCCGGTTTTGTTCAACCATAACAAAAACCAGGTCATAGCCCGGGTAGACAAACTCTGGACCGAAAACGGCCGTGCTTATGCAGATATTACCTTCGATGATGATGATTTTTCAGAAAACATTATGCGTAAAGTTGCCAGCGGCAGCCTGCGAGGCGTGTCCGTAGGCTATGACATTATGGATTACAGCATTCTCAAACGTGACGAAACCAGTTCTGACGGTATCGAAGGACCGGCATTGATTGGGGACAAATGGGAAGCGTTTGAAATCAGTATTGTATCTATACCAGCAGATGCCACCGTAGGAGTGGGGCGAAGCAGGTTATATGATCCCAATTATTTCCGCGCTCTGGGAGAAGGAAAAGAACCTGAACCGGAAGACGGAGATAACTCGGAAGATAAAAATGCTTCCGAAAGTTCCCGCGCTAAAAACGACGGCGAACAACAAGACGATAAAAAAGGAGATGGAGAAAAAATGACACCAGAAGAAAGAGAAGCCTTAGAGCGTGAAGCTAAGGCAACCGCTAAAAAAGAAGAATTTCAACGCCAAAATAACATCCGTATTTTGTGTCGTAACTTGAAAATCGAGGAAAAAGATATGGATGAAATGCTGAACGATGCGACCTGCACTATTGAGAAAGCTAATGAACGTGCCCTTGCTATTATGCAGGAACGGTATAAGCCAACTGACCCGCCGAAATGTAAAGTTACCGAAGACGAAGCGGACAAAAAACGTGCGGCTATCGTAGACGGCCTGTTCCTGAGACATGGCGGCGTATTGGAGAAACCCGCTCCGGGTGCGGATGAATTCCGCAATCGTCGTTTTGTGGATATTGCTCGTATGGTACTGGAAGATGCGGGTGAGGGCGGTATTAACGTTCTTACTGAACGTGAACTTTTAAAACGTGCGCTGACCACTACCAGTGCGTTAGCTTCTATTGCAGATAATATCGCACACAAGAGTATGTCCAGCGGTTATGTTGAGGTTGGAACTACTTATCAGGAATGGACGCAAACAGGCAGCAACAGCGATTTCAAACTAGCTAAACGCTATCTTATTTATGACGCTATGGCGCCGGTACAAATTCCGGAAGGCGGCGAATTCAGCTACAGCGAACTGCAGGATGCTTCTGTTGGCGTACAACTGGCAACCTATGGCGACGCTACGAATTTCAGCCGTGAAATGATGATCAACGATGATTTGGGTGTTCTGACTTCTGTGCCTCGTCTGATGCGCGCTTCTATGGAACGCTACAAGAACTATCTTGCATATCAGGCATTGGTGAAAGCAGAAAACTACAGCAATGACAAGGGCAATCTGGGAACTGCTGCGGCATTGTCTGTAAAATCCCTGGGCGAAGCTAAAAAACTGATGCGTAAACAAAAGCTGGGCGAAAAAATGGTACTCAACATCGTGCCGAAATATCTGATCATTCCGGCGGCGTTGGAAACTACAGCAGAACAGCTTTTGACCTCTACCGCTGATCCGGAAGGTAAAAATAGCGGTGTAAGCAATCCGGCTAACAGAAGCCGCAGTAATTTAGAGCTGATCGTAGATGCTACTTTGGACGAATTGAGCGGCGAAACCGCTTATTATCTGGTAGCAACCAAAGGGCAGGTCCATACCATTGAAGTCTGCTATCTGAACGGTAATTCTGCGCCGATCATTGAAACTGGTACAGACTTTAACACTTTGGGCATCAAATTCCGTATGTATCACGATTTTGCAATCAATGTTTTAGATACTCGTGGCCTGGTAAAAAATCCGGGTAAATAAGTTATAAGGAGTGATAGAAAATGTTGTTTAGACGACAAGGTGAGAATCTTGATTATGTATGCACTGAGGACGTTGTACGAGGTGATATTATCGTCATTAATGACGTTATCGGTATTGCTGCGACAAGTGCGTCTACCGGTGATTTGATCGCCGTCTATATGGAAGGTGTATTTGCG